CTGGATACGTAGACACAGATTTTACGACAAATACTTTTCAGGTAATCACTGCTCCAAACAGTGATAGCTTTACAATAACAATGGCTACTGCAGCATCAACTACAGTTAGTGCAAGTGGTTCAGCCACCGTTAACCCCTACGTCAAACCAGGTTCTTTAGGTTTTACTTATGGCTTTGGTTTTGGAACAGGGTTGTGGGGAGGAGGACAACAAGTATTTGGAACTCTTAATGGTGCATTATTAGATGATAGTAATGGTACAGGCGGTGTAGGTACATCAATTACTTTATTTTCAACTTCAGGACTACCAGCTACTGGAACAATAAAAGTTGGGTTAGAATTTATATCTTACACTGGTATATCCTCTAACGACTTAACAGGTATTACAAGAGATGTTGCAGGAACTAGATCTGCACATGCAGATGGTTCAGGTATTGAAATATTTACTGGATGGGGAGATGCATCATTATCACAAACTTTAACGATAGATCCTGCATCTTGGTCTTTAGATAACTTTGGACAAAAACTAATCGCAACGGTTAAAAATGGTGAAACATTTGAATGGGATCCAATTACTGCAAACTCAAATGCTTTAAACACTAGAGCAACAGTAGTAGCTAATGCACCAACTGCATCGGTTATGTCTTTAGTATCAGATAGAGATAGACATTTATTAATGTTTGGAACTGAAACAACTATAGGTTCTCCGGCAACACAAGATAAAATGTTTATTAGATTTTCTGATCAAGAAAATATTAGTGAATATGCACCAACCTCAGTTAATACTGCAGGTACTTTTAGACTTGATTCAGGAACAAAGATTGTTGGAGCTGTAAAAGGAAAAGATTATACTTTAGTTTTAACAGATAACTCTGCTTACGTAATTCAATTTGTAGGACCCCCTTTTACTTTCTCGATTAGACAAGTAGGATCAAACTGTGGAGCAATAGGACAACACTCAATTAAATATGTTAATGGTGCTGTTTATTGGATGGGTGAGTCTGGTGGTTTTTTTGTTTACGATGGTACAGTTAAATCATTACCTTGTTCAGTAGAAGATTTTGTATTTACAAATAAAGGAGATAACCTTGGAATTAATTATCAAAATGGTGAATCTGTTTTTGTAGGTTTAAATCATTTGTATGAAGAGATAACTTGGTTCTATCCTAAGAGTGGAGCTGATTTTGTAGATAGATGTGTGACCTTTAATTATCAAGAAGGTTCTTGGACAACAGGATCTCTTGCAAGAACTACTTGGGTAGATGCTAATTTATACGATGTACCTTATGCTACAGAATTTAATTCGACAGGCCTTCCTTCTTTTCCAATAATTCAAGGAGTAACTAACATAAATGGATCAACTGTTTACTACGCTCATGAAACAGGTAACAACCAAGTAGATGCTGCAGGTAACAAAACAGCTATACCTGCTTTCATAGAATCGGGTGATTTTAATTTAGGGGATGGTGAAGTATTTATGAGTATGAGAAGATTTGTTCCTGATTTTAAATTACTTACAGGTAACGCAGAGGTTACTATAAATTTAAGAAATTATTCTAATAATGCTTCAACATCCTCGCCTCTCGGTCCTTTTACAGTTACAGGTTCAACAGATAAAGTAGACACAAGAGCAAGAGGCAGAGCAGCTAGTGTAAAAATAGCTAATACTTCAACCGATGAAAATTGGAGATATGGTACCTTTAGAGCTGATATTCAACCTGATGGAATGAGATAATGGCTAAAGTAGATATAGTAATACCAGAACCAACACCAGTATATACTGAAGAAAACCAAAGACAGGTAACACAGTCTTTACGAACGATGCAAGATAAGTTAAACACTTCTTATCAACAAGAAATAAAAAATGAACAAGATACATTTAACTTTTTTATGTCATGACAATTAGATACAAAAGCGATACATACGATTTAACAACAACTAACGTTACAACTGTTTTGACGTGTCCAGCAGATGCAACAATTATAGTTAAAAATTTTCAAGCTAGTCATCAAGATGCAAGTAATGTTGATGTAGATGTATTCTTACAAAAATCTGGAGGATCAAATGTTGAAATAAGTCATGCACAATTAAATAAAAGTTTTGCAAATATGATAAGTGATTCTCTTGCTTTAGAAGCGAATGATGTTTTAAAAATTCAGGCAGATACAGCAGATGAAATTACTGGTGTTGTAAGCTATGCCTTGATAGATAGATCACAGGAAAATGGCTAGGAAATTTAAAGATTTTGTTGAGAGAGATCAACCTAGAAAAAGAGGTCCTCGTAAACATAAAAAAAATTTAAACAAAAGTGAGAAAAGACAAAAGCGTACTCGAAGATACAAAGGCCAGGGTAAAGGCTAATATAAAACTTATTTATGGATATTCTTTCACTTCATCTTTCTCATGAGGGATGTGCAACCTACATTCAAAATAATAAAATAATTTTTCATACACAATTAGATAGATATAATAGATTTAAATACAACACTTTTCCAACTTATGAAATTATATCTGTTTTAAAAAAAATTAACATAGATATTATAATAATTACTTTTTTAAACGAAAATAATTCAGCACTTTTGTGGAGAGATTTTTTACAAGCTTTACCAAACATAGAAAAAAGAAAAATTATATTTTATGGTAAAGAACATCATCATTTATTCCATGCCTATTGTTCTTTAACTTGGAAAACAAATATAAAAAATATTTTAGTTACAGACTCTAAAGGTAAAGAAATAGAAGATGATTTTGAAAGAGAAAGTTTTTATAAGTATAATAATAATAAACTAAAACATATTAAAACTTTTACAAAAAATGATGCTCCTACTATTGGGGATAATTATGCAGAATTTACAGAAAATAATTTTGAAAGTTCTCTTGCATGTGGAAAGACAATGGCTTGGAGTTTATACGATGAGAGACCACATAAAATACAAAAACAATTTGAAAGAGATATGGATGATATATTAGATTCATTTAATATAAATGACGAAGTATTATTTACCGGCGGGTGTGCACAAAATATTTTATATAATTCAAAGCTTTTACAAAAGTACAATAAAGTTTTTTGCGATCCTTTTAATGGAGATTTTGGTATTAGTTTAGGAGCTGTAAATTATTTTACAAATAACAAAATAAAAAATGATACTGTTTATTTAGGAATACCACAAAAAATAAATACTGATTTATTTTTAAAACATACAATAAAAAAATGTAATACTGAAGATGTTAGTAAAATTTTACTTGACAACCCTGTAGCTATTTTTCAATCAAGAAGTGAACAAGGTCAAAGAGGTTTAGGTAACAGATCTTTACTTATGAACCCAATTCATAAAGATGCACATAAACTACTTAATGATATAAAGAAAAGAGAATGGTTTAGACCTTTTGCTTGTTCTATATTAAAAGAAAAAGCTAAAGATTGGTTTGATATGCCAATAGATGAATCACCTCATATGATGTATGTTTTTAAATTAAAAAAACTTAATATTTTAAAAGCAGGTATTTCTGTCGACAATCATTCAAGAATACAGACTGTGTCAAAACAAAATAATATACACTATTATAATTTACTAGAATCTTTTGAAAAATTAACATCAGTGCCAATAGTTATTAATACAAGTTTAAATTTACCGGGAGACGTTCTTGTAGAAACTCTTGGAGATTTAAAATATATGTTTGAAAATAGCAATTTAAATTATATATATTTACCTGAAATAAATACTTTAATTAAGAAAAGATATTGACTATAGTTAAAAAATCAATTACATTTAATTATGACTGATTTAACAAAAATACCGGCCACAGCAAAAGAAATTATTAAACACAAAAGAACAGGCAAAGTATATGCTAGTAAAAATGATTTTGATAACGATGTTGCTGATCCCAATACTGATACTACTGTGGACGACTTTAGACAAGACCTTGAAATTAAAGTTACTAAAGTTTCTATGGGGGCGTTAACTAAAAAATAATGCGACCTAAAGTAGTGCAATCTTTTGATGATTTGCGTTTTGATTTTAATCAATTAACAGAATTATTATCTTCACATAATTTTAAATCTAGAGTTAGTGGTAATCATCTAAGTCAATTTATCTTACAAGCATCTTATCAAATATTAGGCACACACAGTAATGTGTATTTTAAAAACATAATTGAAAAAATGATAAAAGAATATTATCTTTACGGTGTTCCTATAGATGTAGATTTATTTGTTGGTTTCACACAAGGTGCAGCTTCAACAATACATAATGATCCTTATGATGTTTTGATATATGGTCTTTATGGTGACACTATGTATATTGTAGATAAAAAACAACACATAGTAAGAGCTGGAGACATAATAAGAATAAACGAAGGTGAAGTTCACCAAGGAATTGGATTATCTCCTAGAATAATTTTATCATTAGGGATTAGAAAAGATAAGAGTGTAGAACATAATTTAAAAAATAGAAGCAGACCCGAAATAGAAGTATAATTTTTATGGAACCTAGAGGAGCCACTGAGCTACAAATGGAAATGCTGCATAAGCATGTTTCAAAAGAATTACTAGATCAAGTACAAATATGTACATCCATACCAGGTAAAGTTCCATTAGACCCAAATAAATTAAATATACTTTGGCAAAAGAATTCTTGGGATCAACCAAACCTACAAGATTTTTTTAAAAATAAATCAAGACACAATGAATATGATTGGTATGTATTTAATAGTCATTGGAACTATGAAAAGTTTAGATACTTCTTTGATGTCCCAACTGATAGATCAGTTGTTATTAAAAACGGTGTTGAAGATTTTCCGATAAGAAAGATTTATAAAAAAGGTGAGCCTATAAAACTAATACATCACTGCACACCTTGGAGAGGTTTAAATGTATTATTACGTGCAATGCAAGATGTAAAAAATCCTAATATTATATTAGATGTGTATAGCTCAACGCAAGTCTATGGTGATGAATTTAAAAAATCTAATGATGAACAATTTAAACCTTTATACGAACAGGCTAAACAATTGCCTAATGTAAATTATATTGGTTACAAACCTAATGAATATATTAGAGAGATGATGCCTAACTACGACATGTTTGTGTATCCTAGTATATTCGAAGAAACTTCTTGTGCGTCTGCACTAGAGGCTTTAGCGTCAGGAGTTCATGTATTAACTAATAACTTTGGAGCTCTTTATGAAACTTGTGCAGAATGGCCAGTCTATATTAATTATTCTACAAACTATGAAACAATGGCTCAAGCTACAGCCTCTGCGATTGAAACTGCAGCAAACTATTTACATGAAGATTTTATGCAAGAACATTTAGAAGAACAACAAAAATTCTATAAACGTTTTTATAATTGGAATAAAAAAGGAATGGAATGGACAAGCTTTTTGAAAGGAGCCATTAGTGAAAGAAACAGTAAATAAAGATACCTATCAAACATTAAAAGAAATCAAAGTGAGTTCACCTCCTTTTAGTAAAGCTACAATACCTTTATGGAAAGATAATAAACCAATTGAACAAGCTAAGTATTCTATCTTTTTAGCAACACCCGTGCATAGTGAATGTTCAATACATTACACTCAAGCATTATTAGAGTTACAACAATTATGTCATGCTAAAAAAATAAAGATTACTTTCTCATTAATTAAATCATCATTAGTTACTCAAGGAAGAAATCTTTGTGTAGCTGGTTTTTTAGAATCTAATTATACTCACATGCTCTTTATTGATTCCGATATATACTTTGAAGCAACGTCTATCATTAAGATGATTGAGAAAGATAAAGATATTATCTCTATACCCTATCCATTAAAAACAATGATGTGGGATAAAGCTATAGACAATATAAAAGATAATAAAACTAAAACAGTGAATGACTTAAAAAAATCATTGAATACTTATCCTATGAAAGTAGAGGATGATAAAAATATATCTTTAGATAATGGTGTTATGGAAGTAACTCATAGTCCAACGGGATGCATGCTAATTAAAAGAACTGTATTTGATAAACTAATTAAAGCTTATCCAGACAAGGGTATTGTACAAAAAACTATTATAAATGGTAAGTATGTAGATAAGCCAAATATGTGGAATTTCTTTGACACGATTCACGATCCACGGACCAAGATATACCTAGGCGAAGACTTCTCATTTTGTAAACTATGGAAGGATATAGGTGGTAAATGTTATGCCTATATTAATGATACTATAGTACATATTGGTGAACATCAGTATGAGGGTAGATTTGCTGATGAGTTGAAACCTAGTAAGTAAAATGGTATTATATGCTATTATTAGGAAATTAGACTATGGATCCATTTACATTAGCACTAGCTACATTCGGAGTACAAAAACTTAGAGGTAAATCAACAAAGAGAGCATTGAGAGATGCAGCTTTAGTTGGTGGAGGTTCTTATGCAATAGGACAAGCTACTTCCGCAGGAGCCTTAGGTGGAACTGAAGGAATGCTAGGAAGCATAGGACAAGGTCCTCCATTATCATCTTTAGGTATAGGTCAAGCACCTACTTATGGTGACCAAGGTTTAAAAACTATCACTAGATCTGAACTTTACGGAAAACAATTTATGGATCCAGAAAGAATAGCTACTGTAGCAGAATCTTCACCATTATCTGAAGCAGTTGTTGGTAGTGGATCTACCGAAGCTAAAAAAGGTATAGCTGCTAACTTACTAGAAAAAGCAAAAGAAAATAAATTAGAAACTGCATTTTTAGCTGCAAGTGCAGCACCATTATTAATGGGTGACGAAGAAGAAGAGGATCCACCATTTACAGAAGAAGATTATAAAAAAGCATACGCAGAACAAGCAGCTAAATTAGAAGGTGCATTTGTTCCAACAGAAAACCCAAGACCAACAAGAGCTGAGACTTATGGATCAAATATGTTTTATGCAAATCAAGGTGGATTAGCTAATATGGTTTCAAAGTTTAATAAAGGTGGAATTAATTATCTACCATCTAAATCAGATCATGATGAAAATGATTATAATAACTATGTAAGAGCTGAAGGCTATGTTGAAGACGGAGCCGGTAACGGTGACAAGGATGAAGATACTATGCTTGCACAATTAGCAGACGGTGAATTTGTATCACGTGCTGATGCAGTTTTAGGAGCTGGTATATTATCTGGCGGAGATCCAAAAAGTTATAAAAGTATGAGAAAAGCTGGTGCTGATTTTTTTTATGGTCAGCAAAAACAATTTAAAAGAATTTATGATTTAGTCAATGCAAGCAAAAAAGATAATTAATAATGATATTGAGATATTATCAATCATACCTTCAAAGGTAGAAGATATTTGGTCTTTAGTTCATTTTATGATTGCAGAGGCTTTGGTTTATAGTGGAAGATATGCTGAACCAGAAGATATTAAACAACTACTTCTCTCAGGGGATAATCAGTTGTTTTTAGTGTTTGGTTCTGAAGGAGAAGAGTCCAACAAAGTTTATGGAGTTGTTACAACAAGAATATTTGAGAACCCTAATTTTAAAGAACTACAGGGTTTAATATGTACAGGAAAAAAAATGAATTTATGGGAAGAAAAATTAATTAATACTTTAGAACAATTCGCAAGAACAAATGGATGTAAAAAAGTTAAAGCTTATATGAGACCAGGTTATAAAAAAGTTATGCCTAAGTATGGTTATAAATCAAGACACATTGAATTTGAAAAGGAGTTAAATTAATGAGTATATTTGGCGGCGGCGGCGGCGGTGGAGGTGGATCCTCTACAGGAACACAGACAAGTATTGCAAGAGAAGCACCAGGAGTTGAGGCTAGAAAATTAGCTTTATATGATGAGGCAGCTAACTTAGCTAAAACACCTGTATCCTTACCAGGTATTCAAGTTGCACCTCTTTCAGCTTTAGAACAAGCAGGAATTACTCAAGCAGGACAAACGGGAGTTGGTGCTGGTTCAGTTACATCTGGTATCGGTGCATTTACAGGAGCACAACAAACAGCGGCAGCTGGACCAAATATAAATCAATTTTTAAATCCATATCAATCTTATGTTACTGATGAAATTTCTAGACAAGCAGGCATGGCACAAAATCAAGCTGCAGCACAAGCAGTGGACGCAGGTG